CTTGTGCGGAAGGCTCGGCGGTAGCCGTGCGAGTCCGAAGGGCGCGCCCTCTCGACCCGCACAAAGCGGGTACTCGCGACGAGCAGCGGGTGGACCGCGAGCGCGTGCGTCGCGGCGGGCTTGTCGAGTTCGTGCGCCGTGCGTGGCATGTTGTCGAGTCGGGCGAGTACCTTCACAACTGGCACATCGAATTGGTGTGCGCGCACCTCGAAGCAGTGACCCGCGGCGAGATAAGCAACCTGCTTATCAACGTCCCGCCAGGGTGCATGAAGTCGCTTCTCGTAAGCGTGTTCTGGCCAGTGTGGGAGTGGGTCGAGTACCCCGACACGCGCGGGCTGTACGCGAGCTTCGATGCGTCGCTGTCGAGACGCGACGCGAACAAGGCGAAGGAGCTTCTGACTTCGGACTGGTTCCGTGCGCGATGGGGCGACCGCGTAGGCCCCGCGACCGAAGCCACGCGCGCGGACTCGGGTACCGAGTTCTACACGGACGCGCGCGGGCTGCGCTTCTCCACTTCGGTGCGCGGCAAGGGTACCGGGTGGCACGGACACCGCCGCGTCGTAGATGACCCGCACAAGCCTCGCGACACGAAGGGGTCTAGCGAGTCCGTAGCGCAGCGCATGGCCGACGACCGCACATGGTGGGGCTCGACCATGAGTTCGCGCCGTGCGGACCCCAAGCGCTTCGCGAGCATCATCGTAATGCAGCGCCTACACCACGATGACCTGTCCGCGTGGGCGCTGTCTCAAGGGTCGTTCGTACACGTCTGCTTGCCTATGGAGTTCGATCCTTCGCGGCGCTGCGAGACGCAGTGGGGGCGCGACCCGCGCACTACGGAGGGAGAGCTGCTGTGGCCAGAGCGCTACCCTGCGAGCGCCGTAGCGGACCTGCGAGACGCTGTGACGGGCCTCGGCCCCGCGGACTACGCAGCGCAGTACCAACAGCTCCCGCTTCCGAAGTCCGGCGGTGTGATTCAGGTGGCGCACTTCGGACGGTACCGCGAGGTACCCGACACCGCTTCGCAGCTCCAATCGTGGGATATGCGGTTCATCGCGAGTCACACCCGAGGTGACTTCGTTGTTGGGCAAGCGTGGGCCTACGAAGGCTCGCGCTTCTACCTGCTGAAAGTGGTGCGCGGGCGATGGTCGTTCGGTGAGACTTTGGAGCAAGTCCGCTTGCTGTCCGAAGCGTACCCGCGCGCGACTCTGAAACTCGTCGAAGACAAGGCCAACGGCCCTGCCATCGTAGACGTGCTGCGCGCCGAGCTGACCGGGCTTGCGCTGGTAGCCCCCGACGGCGGGAAGGAAGCCCGCGCGAACGCGGTGTCTCCGCTCATTGAAGCGGGCAACGTGTACTTGCCTGACGAGTCGCTAGGTGAGCCGTGGGTGGCCGACTTCCTGGCAGAGTGCGCGGCGTTCCCGCTGGGCAAGCACGATGATCAGGTTGACGCGATGACGCAGGCTCTACACCGAATGAAACGGCACTCTGTCAGCAAGTGGCTCGACGCCATGCGCAACGTGCGGAAGCAGTAGAGGGAACGATGCCTACTCCGAAGGAACTCGCGTTGAAGCTCGCCGCTACCGTGCGCGGCGCGCTGCGCTCAGACGGATGGTCGAACGCTGTGACGGGCCTCGGGACATACGAGCGCGACAAGGTAATGTCCGCTCGTGTCTCGCGCACCGCTGCGGTCGGTGATGACGAGCTACAAGAGCTGTACGAAACGGACGACATCGCGGGTGTGCTCGCGGAGACGGAAGCGGAGGATATGCTTCGCGATGGCTTCTCCCTGTCCGTCACACCCGATGACCCGGACGTGACGCAGGCTGTGCAGTCGGAGTGCGAGCGCTTGGAGCTTGTGCAGAAGTTCACAGACGCGCTGGTTTGGGAGTTTGTTTACGGCGGTAGCGCGATTGTTCTCGGGCTCGACGATGGCTTGCCGCCCGAAGCACCGCTCGATATCGAGCGCTTGCGCGGCGTGCGTTTCGCCAACGTCCTCGACCGTCGCGACCTGACTCCGCAATACTGGTACACCGACCCGCGAGCGCCGAAGTACGGGCGCCCCGCGGTGTACCGCGTGGTCTACACGCCGCGCGGGCAAGGCACCCTCGAAGAAGTCGCGAAGGCCGCTGCAACCAATCGCGTCATGTCCGTACATGAGTCGCGAATGATTGTGTTCCCTGGCTCGCGTATCAGCCCGCGCAGTCGGACGTACACACCGGGCTGGGGTGTCTCTCGACTCGCCCGACTTTACGGCCCTATGCGCGCCTTCGCGTCCAACTGGCAAGCCGTCGAAAACCTCATGGTAGACGCATCGCAAGGTGTGTTCAAACTGCGAGGTCTTATGGATGCAATCTCTCAGAAGGGGTCCGACGTTGTTGAGACGCGAATGCGACTTCTCGACATGAGCCGCAGCGTCGCGCGCGCTATCGTCGTAGACGCCGACTCCGAGGAGTTTGAGCGGAAAGACACTACGCTGTCGGGTCTGCCCGACCTACTCGACCGCACCGCACAGCGCCTCGCTGCGGGCGCTCGAATGCCGGTGACGAAGCTCATGGGCATGTCTCCCTCGGGACTCAACGCGACGGGCGAGAGCGACACGCGGAACTGGTACGACGCACTCGCAGCGCAGCGAACGAAGCGTTTGGAGCCGCGAGTGCGGAGGGTGCTCCAACTGCTTCTCCGCTCGAAGGATGGGCCTACGCGCGGGGTCGAGCCCGAGAAGTGGTCTGTACACTTCCCGCCGTTGTGGCAACCGACGCAGCTCGAAGCAGCGCAAGCGAGTGCGACGCAAACGCAGTCGGACGTGGCGTTGATTCAAGCGGGGGTCATCGTGCCTGAGGAAGTCGCGATGCGCCGAGCGCAAGAGCTCGGTATCGAAGTGGACTCGCGAGAAGCCGAGTTGGCGCTGTTGCGTGACCCGACGGCCGGTGTGACGAACACCTCGCCGTCGAGCGCTACGACCCCGCCAGTGGCTTCGGGCGACCCGACCCCGCCGACCCCTGCGGGTGGTGCGGAGAAGGCCGCTGACACGGCTCTGAACGGCGCGCAGGTGTCGTCGCTGCTCGAAGTCGTCGCGAGCGTGGCGCGAGGTGCGCTCCCTCGCGAAACGGGTGTCGAGATTATCACCGCGGCATTCCCCGTGTCGCGAGAGCAAGCCGAGAAGATAATGGGTACGGTCGGGCGCGGGTTCGTGTCGAGCGAAGTGGCGCCCTCTGCACAGCCCGCAGCGCCCGCTGTGACGGGAGCGGAGTAGCCCCGTGGCGTCGGCCCGCAGCGCCTTGGTGGCCCGCTCACGGGCGCGCAGAGGGGTCGGCGTACCGACCCTGCCAGCGGAGCCCCCCGACGGCGTTGCGCTGGCGCTCGCGAGCCTTGCTGACGCGAGGCTTCGCAAGTGGCTTGTGCAGTACACGCAAGCTCTCTGGAAGCTGCGCCAGCGCGGCGACGCGGGGTTACCTGTGTTCAAGTCGCTCGACGAACTCGACGTGTACTTTGCGGAGTTGTTCGTACGCGACTTCGCGAGCGTACTCGGGTCGCTGCTCTCGGGTGTGACTGACTTCAACCGCGCCTCTCAGAAGCTCGTGTGGCAGCGCGCGCTAGGGATTGACCCACCCACCGAGAGCGCTCGCTACAAGGCTGTTCTCGAAGCCGCGCGCAAGCGCAACGTCGCGCTTATCAAGACGGTGGGCGAGACCGCGAAAGCGCGCGTGTTCGAGACTCTGAACGCGAACGTAGGTGACCCCACTCCGGCGCTGTCCCGAAAGCTCCAACGCGATATCAGCGTGAGCGCGTCGCGAGCCCGACTGTGGGCGCGTGACCAGACGTTGAAGCTCAACGGAGAATTGACGCGAGCCACGCACGAGGAAGCGGGGGTAGAAGAATACGAGTGGGTTACGAGCGCCGACGAGCGCGTTCGTGACTCGCACAAGAGACTCAACGGACTTCGCTTCAAGTGGGATGACCCGCCCGTCGTAAGCGACGACGGCAGACACGAGCACCCCGGCGGCGACTACCAATGCCGGTGCATCGCAAACCCTGTAATCAATCTCTCTAGCCTGTAGGTGACACCATGAGCTCCGCTCCCAACCCGTCTCTCGGAACCCTGCAACCGACGCTGGAGTCTCCCATTCGCGGCGCCGCTGCGGTAACTCCGCACGCCACGAACCCTCTCGCGACACCCGCCCGCGCCCTCTGGATTGGCACCGGGGGCAACGTACAGGTGACGCACCTTGACGGAACCACGGCGGTCTACAGCAACGTTCCGAGTGGCTTTCTGCTGCCTGTGAGCTGCACGCACGTTCTCTCGGCTTCGACGACGGCATCGAACATCGTGGCGTTGTTCTAAGATGATCGGCGTAGGAGTCGGCATCACGGGAGGGGGCTCGCGCTGGAGTCCCGAAGCGCTCGCGCCTCCACTGTGGCTTCGGCCGGATGTCGGGAACATCACACTCGCGAGCGGCGACCTCGCGGGCATCGCGTCGAAGGTGGGAACGCGCACGTTCTCGCAGAGCACTGCGGGTGCGCGCCCGTTGTATTCTGCCAACGGAGCTCCGGGTGGCAACCCGTACATGGAGCTTGGCGGAACGCGCTGGCTACAGGGTGACGGTGGTGTCAGCCCGTGGGCCTTCCTGCACACGGGCGCGCTGGTCTTGTGGGCAGTGGTCTACAAAGTCGGGGCTACTGTGGACATCACCGCAGCGCTCGCGACGCAGGCAACCGCTGCTCACAAGGGTTCGCTGTTCACTCTCGACAACACCGGCTCGCTCTATCGAACAGGGCAAGCCGTGTACGCAGGTACGGGAGTGACCACGCCGATTGCGTACGCGACGAGCAGCAACAACGCCGCGCCGAGCAACACTTGGCGCTGCGTTGAGTGGCGCTTGAACCCGGCAACAGGGGTCGTTGTGCGGAGCAACGGGGCCGACGTTCACACGATTGCAGGTGCATACACAGCGCCCACGGGCAACCCGACGAACGCCGCGCAGATAGGGCGCGCACCTGGGTACACCTTCGGAGCGCCCATCCGAATCGCAGAACTGCTCGCGGTGTCGGCTGTACCCGACACCGCGACGCTTGACTTCGTGCGCGGGTACTTCCGTGCGCGTTACCCCGGAGTGACAGCATGAAGGCTCTGCTAGTGACTCGCGAACAAGCGCTCTCGCTGCAAGCTCGGTTGCGAGCCGCGATCGTTACGGACGGCTCAGACTTGGTGCAAGTCGGGTCGGGGCCGCACACCCCGCGCGAGCTGTGCAGAACACGCGAAGCCGTTGAAGTGGTCGAACACGACAACGGCACTGCGGAGGTGCTTGTGCCCTCGCGCTTCGAGGCCCGATTGTCGAAGGCAGAGCGCGACGCTCTCGCGACTGTGGTGCCCCGCTTGACTCCGCTCAGGTAACGTGGTAGGGCCGTTGTAACGTGGCACAACGGTTCGACTTTTCGGAAGTCAAGGCTACCCGGGTGACCCCGGTAGGCGGGCTAGTCGCCCCCGCCGCGGTCACCCGGGTAGGGGTGTTCGTGTACCGCACTCCCGAGGGCGGCGAGGTGCGCGAGCTCCGTAGTGCCGAAGAAGTGTTCGCTTCGGAGTCGCTGGCCAGTCTCCGCGGCGCAGCCGTGACCGAGGATCACCCCGCGGTGCCAGTGACACCCGAGAACTGGGCAGAGCTCACGCGAGGCCACGTTATCGAGAGCTCCGTACAAGCGGAGCGCGAGAGTGGACACGTCGCCGCAGAGCTCGCAATCAACGACGCTGCGACCATCGCGAAAGTGCAGAGTCGCGAGCTTGTCGAGCTCTCGTGTGGCTACTCGTGCGACCTCGACGAAACTCCGGGCACTACGGAGTCGGGCGAGCGATACGACCGGGCGCAGCGGAACATTCGATACAACCACGTCGCTCTCGGGCCGCGTGGGTGGGGTCGCGCGGGTAGTTCCGTTGCGCTCCGTCTCGATTCCTCGGGGGCGCAGTTGCCCCCGTCAAACGCTGCGGAGCGCAGCGGGAGCACAAGGGCAATGCTGAAACTTCCTGCCATCGGACTCGTCAAGCGAGAGCTCCGCGTTGACGGAGTGGCCTACAGTCTCAAGACCCCCGAGGGGCGCGCGCAGGCTCGCGCGGCACTCGACGCGCTCGCGCGCTCGCACAGCAACGCGCTCGTCAACGCGCGAGTGCGGAAGGACGCCGCGGACCCGGCCGCGGTCGAAGCAGCCGTGGGGGCGCTGGAGTCCGCGCTCACGCAGCTTCGCGAAGTGCTCGCGTCGATGACCTCGGAGGATGCTGCGGAGCCCGAGGCCATGAAGGCCGACGAGGATGCGATGCCCGACGAGTCGAAGGCCGACGAGAGCGACCCCGAGGAGAAGGGGCTGACTCTCGACGCTCGCGTGTGGCACCGCGCGCGCAAGCTGCTCGGCACCATGCGGCACGCCGAGGCCCTGAAGCCCAGCATCAAGTGCGACGGCAAGAGCCCGGTGGACATCATGCGCGAAGCGCTCGCGCACGTTCACGGTGCGGAGCTCCGTACCGACTCGCTGAGTGCGGAAGCGCTCCGCGGGGCCTTCCTGGCCACGAAGCCGGTCGCTGCGGTCAACGCGCTCGCGGAGCTCGGCGAGGCTACCGGGGCGGGTGTCGGCCGCACCGACGCTGCCGAAGCGGCCGACCCTCGCGAGGCGTACCACGCGCACCTCGCCGCGGCGTGGCGCCGCTAGTTCCGAGCAACCGACGGCGCAACTCGTAACGACAAGGTGTAACGCACATGCAGACTTCGTACTCCCTGAACCCCGCCGTCGGACTCGACGGCGCCCTCGCGGACACGCACCGCTACGACGCGGTAACCGCGGTCAACAGCGAGAGCAGCGCTGCCATCGCGCCCGGTCGCTTCGTGCGCCGCGTCGCGGGCTCGCCGCAACTCGTGCTGCTCCCGACTCTCGCCGCACACATCACGGGCGGGCTCGCGGGTGGCTTCGCACTGTTCGACCCGATGCACATCAACCCGAACACCGTCACGAACGTCGAGCGTTCGCTGTTCCAGCCCGAGGAACAGTTCGCCTACGTCCGCAGTGGCTACCTGTGGATTCAGAGCGAACAGAACTTCACGGAGGGCGGGAAGGTCTACGTTCGGTTCCTGGCGCGTGATGCGTTCCCGGCGCTCGGTCGCATCCGTGCGGACGTGGACAACTTCGACCCCGGCGGTGGTGCCGTCAACCACGCCGCGGAGTGCCAGTTCGCTCGCTTCGTCACCAGCGGAAGCGCGGGCGACTTGGCGAAGGTCCGCGTCGATATTCTGCCCGGTTCGTAAGAACTCGGGTGTAACGAACACTCAACGGAGTTCAAACGAATCATGCAGAAGAACAACAGCGTTCGCCGCTACGACAGCGCGACCCTCGCGTTGCTCGCGAGTGCGATGGGTCGCATGGGCTCGGGCCGCACGTTCCGTGCGGACGCCAACGAGACTGCGGTTCTCGCGAGGCAACTGGAGTATATCCAGAGCACCCTGTTCAATGTCGAGTACCCGATCCCGCAGGCGCTCCGACACGTCCCGCTCGACACGGAGATTCCCGCCAACGCGGGTACCTTCGTGTACCGCGAGTGGGATGTTGCGGGGCGCGCCGAGCGCATCGCGAACTATGCGCAAGACCTGCCGCGTGTCGATACGACTGTGAAGGAGTACCCGAAGCCGATTCGGGACTACGGCGCAGCGTACGGCTACACGTTGCAGGACATGCGCAACGCGGCGTTCTCGGGTGTGCCTCTCGACACCTACAAGGCCAAGGCCGCGCGCGAAGCGATTGATCGCAAGATCGACGAGGTAATCGCGCTGGGTGACAGCGCCGCGGGGATTGAGGGTTTCCTCAACCACTCCGCACTCCCGACCGAAGCGGTTGACGAGGGTTCGTGGCTCACGGCCAACGCTGACGACATCATCAAGGACGTCAACGAACTCGTCACGAAAGTCGTGACGCAGACGAAGGATATCCACCGGCCGGATACCCTGCTCGTTGACCTCTCGCGCTATCAGCGCATGGCCACGCTCCCGCGCGCGACTGGCACTGACACCACGGTGCTTGAGTTCATCCTCAAGACTTCGCCGTATCTCAAGAGTATCGAAGCGTGGGATCGCCTCGCGACCGCGGGTAGCGGCGGCGCTGCGGTCGCACTCTGCTACAAGAAAGACCCCTCGGTCGTGCGCGCTGTGGTGCCCGTCGCGTTCGACGTGATGGCCCCGGAGCTCCGCAACCTGGAGTGGGTCACGAACGCGCTGTGCCGCATCGGCGGCACCGTGTGGTACCGCCCGCTCGCTGCGGTCATCGGCACGGGAGTCTGACCCCCATGCGAGTCGTGAACAAGGGCAAGGGATCGTTCACCTTCCGAGGTGTCACGATTCCCGCAGAGGGCGCCACCGAGGTGCCTTCGGAGTGGGTGTCCGCACTGCGCGAGCGCAGCGAGCGGGTGCTGTTCGAGTCGGGTCGACTGGTGTGCGAGGCACCCTCTCAGCTCGTCGAGAAGGCCCCCGCAGCGCCCGCGGAAGCGGCACCCGCCCCGACCCCCACGGCGCCCGCTGCGAGCCCTCTCGCGGCGCTCACGAAGGGCAAGGGTAGCAAGTGAGTTTTGACCCCGCACTGTCGGTAGCAGAGTTCCGAACTCGCTACCCTGAGTTTGCTTCCGCCACTGACGAGCTCGTTGAAGCGCGGCTTGCGATGGTGGAACGGACGCTGTTCCCGGCGGTGTGGGGCGACTCCGCGCACGAAGGTGCGTACCTGCTCTGTGCTCACTACTTGGCGCTGAGTCCGTTTGGGCTTCAAGCCCGACTTAGCGCAAGCGGAGTGAGCATCTACGGAGAGCAGTTCGAGGCTTTGAAACGGGCCGCGGTCATCGGACTGCGGCGGACCTAGAGCGCGCACGGCGCAGAAAGGTGGGGTCTACTGTGGCAAACTCCGCTACTGTGACAGTGCGTGACTTGGGCGCCGAGCGCTTCGTGAAGGTCGCGGCTCGTTTCAAGCCCTCGATTGACGTGGGCATTGTCGGTGACAGTGCTCGCAAGCGTTACGGAGAGCGCGAGCTTGCGAGCTCTCTAAAGTCACTCGCGAAGGCTAAGAACTCGAAGCAGCTCGCGAAGGCTCAAGCGAAGGTTGTCGCAGCGCACGCGAAAGTCGCGAAGGCCAAAGCGACGCTGGCAGACGTTGCCGGGTTCCACGAGTTCGGTACGGACACCATCCCAGCGCGCCCGTTCATCCGCGGGTATGTCGAGAACTTCTCCGATGACATTCGCGAGTTCGGTCGCGAGGGTGCGCGGCTCGTGCTCGAAGGGCGCATTGACGCGGAACGCTTCGGCAGACTGTTCGGGGTCAAGATCGTAGGCGGGATTCGCAAGTACATGGCCACGAACATCGCACCTCCGCTCAAGCCTGCGACCATCGCGCGCAAGGGGTCAAGTGTCGCGCTTATCGACACCGGGCTCTTGCGAAGCTCGATCATCTACCGACTGAACACGAGCGGACGATGATTGACTTCGCCGCTGTACGCACTGCGCTCAATGCGTGGTTCGCAGCCGGGACTGGCGTACAGATCATCGTCGAGAACGAACAACGTCCGTTCGTTGAGTCGCGCTACATCGCGTGGGCGTTCTCGTCGGTTGGCGGGGCTGCTCTCGACGACGTAGGGCAGGTGTTCGTGACAGTCGGGACGCCGCCCGACGATGTTGAAGTCGCGGTTGCGCGTGTGTCGGGGCAGAGGCTTTTCACCGTCGAAGTCGAAAGCTACTCGCACACCCAAGCCCCTGCGGACTTCGGCCCGGTCGCGCTAGAGCGGCTTCGCACTCTCGCGAGCACTCCGAGGTTGCGCGCGATCCTGGCAGCAGCCGGTGTGGCACTCGCGAGCTTCGGGCCGAGCACTGTGCGTGACACTTCGCAGGATGAACGGCAAGTGTCGGTGTGGGGTGCGACGCTGGAGTTCAGCGTAGCGTTCACCTTCACGGCGGACTCTGGCGTCGAAGCGAACCGCGAGAGCGCGATTGAAACCGTCAACGGAGAAGCCGAGGTGCCTGACGACAGTGCGCCGCGCGCGTTCTCAGTAACCAGCGTCAGCGAGGAACCATGAGCGTCGCAAGCATCGTCAACGTTACTGTGTCTCTCGCGACGGTTCAGCCGTCGCAAGCGGGGTTCGGCACTCCGTTGATTCTCGCGCACCACACGGTTGGTGCGGGTGGGCCGCTCGTGCAGAGCTACTCCGACCTTTCGGAGTTGCTGGACGCCGGGTTCACCGTCGACTCGGCGGTGTACGTTCTCGCGAGTGCGATGTTCTCGCAGAACCCGCGCCCTCCCGTGGTGAAGGTCGGGCGCCGTGCGAACTCGAACCCGCAGGTCACGAACTTCCTCCCGACCGTGACTACGGAGGGGAAGGTCTACAAGCTCACGATCATCGCGGGTGGCGAGACGTACACGTTTGAGTACACCGTGCAGTCTGGAGACACCGCGGCGGATATCTCAACGGAGCTCAAGGCGCTCATTGACGCAGAGAGCCTCGTAGGGCTCACCACTTCGATTAGCACTGCGACCCTGGTGTGTACGGCTGCGGCGGGTAAGCGCTTCCGCTTCCGTGACTACTCGGCGTGGCTCACGGTGTCGGATGCGACGGCTTCGACGAACTTGACCGCAGACCTCGCGGCCGTGCGCGCCGAGGATGACGACTGGTACGCACTCGTAACGGACGCCAACTCGGAAGGGGCCATCGCCGCGGTCGCTGCGGTCGTCGAGACTCTGGAGAAGGTGTACGTCGCAGCTACGGGCGACTCCGAAGTTCTCGACTCGGGCGACTCCGACGATATCGCTTCGACGCTCAAGGCTGCGAACTACAAGCGCACCTTCGTGCAGTACCACTCGGAGATTGGTGGCGGCGCGCACGCGGCGTTGCTCGCGCAGCGGCTCACTGCCAACCCCGGCAGCGCGACGTGGGCTTACAAGACTCTCGCGGGCATCACGGCCGACGTGCTCACGACTTCTCAGCAGAGCGCGGCGCTCAACAAGAATGCGAACGTCTACGTCGCGCTTGCGGGACTGAGCATCACCCGCAAGGGTGTGATGGCCAGCGGAGAGTACGCCGACGTTGTTCGCGGGGTGGATTGGTTGATCGCTCGGATTCGCGAGCGCATCCTTTCGCTGCTCGCGAACAACCCGAAGGTGCCGTACACCGACCCCGGCATTGAGAGCATCGGCAATGAGATTCGCGCGCAACTCGCGATTGCCGCGGGGCCGGATCACAACTTGATTGTGCCCGACAGCGCGGTTGTTTCTCTGCCGAAGGCTGCGAGCGTGAGCAGCGGAGACAAGCTCGCGCGTGTGCTGAACAACGTGCGTTTCAGCGGCAACCTGCAAGGCGCGATTCACACCCTGACGGTCGCAGGCACGCTGTCTCCGTAGGCGGTGAACAGCGTTCAACGGGTGTAACAGACACGCGGGAGACAGACAGTGAAGCAGTACGATCCGAAGCAGGTTGTCATCTCGATTGCGGGGCTGCTCATTGCGAGCGGCTTCGCAGAAGATTCGATGGTCAAGGTGGCGTTCACCACGCCGCGCTTTGAAACCAAGGTCGGCGTTGACGGGGAAGTCACTCGGGCGCGCATGTACGATCGGCGCGCGACCGTGACGGTTTCCCTCATGCAGAGTTCGCAGGGCAACGACGTTCTTTCGACGCTGCTCAATCGCGACACCCGCGGAGCCAACGGCGCGGGGGTCGGTGCGTTCCTGTTGAAAGACCTCAACGGGACCACGTTGCTCGCGGGCGCTGCGGCGTGGGTCAAGGGCATGCCTGAAAGCGAGTTCGGCAAGAGCGTCGGCACTCGCTCATGGGAGATTGAAGTGGCCGAGCTCGAAGGTGTCGTAGGCGGGGAGTACGGGACGTGAGGCGCACCGAGAGCTTCGACGTTGACGGGGCTACCTACTCGCTGACGCAGTTCGGAGCGAAGCAGGGGCAGCGCTGGCTTGTGCGATTGGCCAAGGTGTTCGCACCGGCTTTCGCACACGCGGCGAGTGTCACAGACACCGCGGCCCTGGCAGCGGTCCTAGACGCCGCAGCGTCAGACCTTTCGCCGGAGTTGTTCGACGAACTCTGCGCCGACTTCGCGCGAGCGTGCGTGGTGAACTTCGACGGGAAAGAAGTACCTCTGCACAGCGTCTACGATGACCACTTCGCGGGTCGCTACGACGCTCTGTTGAAGTGGCTTCGCGAGTGCTTCAAGGTCAACTTCTCGGGTTTCTTCTCCGCGCTGCAAGCGGCCAGCGCAAGCCCGAAGGCCAGCAAGTAGAGACGGACTCCGAAGCGCTGCCCGATACGGTGGACTGGTTCATACACCGTATCGCTTCGAGCCCGCTCTACAGTTCATCGCTTATCGAAGTCGAGACGCTGTGGAGTCTCGACGATGCGCTCGACGCGCACGCAGTTCTAGACGCGCACGAAAGGCTACAGGCTAGACAATGGCAGGGCCGCTGAAAGAGCTGTTTGCGCGCTTCGGGTTCGACTTCGACACGAAGGAACTCGACCGCGGCAACGCCGCTGTCAAAGGTGTCTCGCAAGCCGTTGCGAACTTCGGTGCGATGCTCACCGGCCCCGCACTCGCGACGGGCATCACCGCGTTCGTGTCGAGAATGGTCGAGTCGGGGCAAGAGCTCGCAGACACCGCGACGGCGCTCCGCACAACGGCTTCCGAGCTGACTGAGTGGCGCCTCGTCGCGGAGTCTGCGGGTGTCCCGGTCGAGCACATGAACA